CCCTTGCAATCTTATCAACTACATTTCTTAGGCTGACATTCCAAGTTTTCTTAAGGAGGGTGAAGATGTCTCCAACTTCATTAGTCCCAAAGTCCTTAAAGAGAACCTGATTGTCAGAACCTGCAAAAAGGCTTACAGAAGGCTTATCATCCTTTCTGTAAGGAGCATTGATAAGACAGGGGAGATAGGTTATTCCAAAGTAAAAGCCTGCAATATCAAGCTCACTCACTTTGGATAATATCTCTTTTAGGGAAACAGTTGAAAAACCAGTACTAACTGCCATTAGCTATTGTTGTTTGGCAAAGGGATTCTTCGGGGCAAAGGCAGCAGGCATAGCAGTGCCAGCAGCAGGAGCTTCACCACCAAAGTCAGTAGGTGTGGTCACATACTCATGGAGAGGGACTGCCTCAAACTCAGTAGTAGGATAAGCTCCAGCTGCCTTTCTGCTCTGGACATCAGCATCCAGTTTGCTATAGTCAGTAATGGAGTTCTTAAGGAACATCTGAGTATAAGCAGCTTGATACTGCTTATTATCATCAGCAGTTCTCACACCAAAGAGAACCTTCACCTTATTGTTAGGCTGATAGGAGAGAATCTCCACCAGCTCAGAGAAGTTGCCCTTGAAATAGTCAGCAATCTTGTCAAGTCTGACCTCAGCAACAGTTCTATCCTCAATGGGAACCCACTTACCATTGACATACTTATCAGGATTGGGGATATTGAGGAAAGCCTTGAGGAAACCAGTCAGGTCTTCCTCACCACTGAACACAGGTCTGTAGTCTGCATCCAGATTGAGAGGATTACCATTCTTGTCATTGGGAATTTCGTGGGCATTGAGTTGAGCCTCAGTAACCCACTGAGTTCTACCATACTTGTCAATGACTTGAATCTTGCCAGTATTCTTGGAGACTCTTCTCTCATTGAGCAGGAAGAAAGTGACTCTGGAAGTCAGTTCAATAGGCTGGCCTTGAGCATCCACACAGGTATCAGCAGTCTTGACAATGAAGTCAATTCTAGCCTGCATCACCTTGTGCTTGTCTTCACCAGACTCTACTTCCTTGACATAGACAGGTTCATTTTCCACATCCCTGCCATAGATTTCAGAAAGTTTGGCTTTGTTGGGGTTGACAGCCAGTACATTGACAGAACCTACTCCAATATATTTCTTGAAGCCAGCTCCTTCTTCAGCACTGACCTGACCTCTGGAAACAGCCATAAAAGACCTTGCTTGTCTAGTCATGGCTGTACCTCCTATTCTTGATTTTCAGGGGCCTCAGGAGCTTCCTCGGCAGGAGCAGCAGGGGCCTCAGGGATGGTCAGAAGAATGTCATAGCCACCATCTTCATTGAGGGCAAGAGCCCCTTCCTTCGGGACAAACTTGGTCACCTTGATTTCCTTACCATTGGTGTCCAGCTTGCCAGTCGGGATAACCTGTCTCTCAATAAGGTCAAGAGAGGTGAAACCACCAGTCATGGCCTTAGAGCCAGTTTCAGCACCCTCAATCTGAGCATTGATGACATCAAACTCCTTCTGGAGTTCAGCCATCTGCTCAATCAGCTTCTCTCTCTTGGCAATGAGAGGGTAGTTGTTTTGTGCAGTTCTCTTCAGAGCTGCAACTTCTCTGATTTTAAGAGTCTTACTCATTTTGTTTGATTTGATTTGAAAATACTTAGTTGTAGTAAGCATCAATTGCTTTTACCACAGCACCAAGGTCATTGGGAATAAAGTCTTGGTCGAACATCCCATCAGGACTCTTGGCAGGAATGACAGTAGTTCCTTCCTTATGTCTGTGAGTATAGAAGCCATAAGAAGCCTTTCCGTGCTCATCATAGATAACAGTAGAATACAGGACAATAGGAACTACCTCTACTGGATTATACTGGCTGTCCAGCAACTTACCAATGGTAGAGACCTTATACTCTATAATAGAGTTGTCACTGACCACATCTTCACTGTGAAGCAGCAGGAAGACATTCATGTCTTCTCGCATATTTTCACAGACAGAGATGAGCTGTTGAAAATGTTGAGCAAGCTCAGTATATTTGGTATACCCAGCTTCCTTGGCTCTCTTGAAATACTCTTTTCTCATAAGGTAGATAGCATCATCAATGACCACAGTTTTAATCTGTGGAGCATTATCACTGATGCTCTGGAGATAAGCCATAAGGTCAGGAAGACTATCCATATTGAAGAAGTTGTTCTTCTCAGCATTGAAGATTTCTCTACTCCCCTTGAAAGGAAGTCTCTTCTTCAGCACATTGAAGACAACAGTCTCCTCAGGATTGAGAGTCTTCAGACTGGTGGACTTACCAGAACCACTCTTTCCGAGAATAATTCCAATGTTTGCCATTAAAATTGTTAGTTTTGTTGTGGTGCCTCAAGCTTAAGTCTCTCTAGCTCATTGATATAAGCATAGATTTCATTCAGCTTGGAACTCTCATCATATCTTGGAAGTTCTGAAAAGACAGAAGATGCACCATTGAAGAAGAGAGGACATATATTGCCACTAGCCCCATAGTCTCTATCCTCAATTATCTCCATGAATCTGATGTAATTCCTAAACTTAGTGATATCATAGTGCTCATAGTTCTGTATTTCATACTTGAATGGACTATAGAGACCTATCACCATGTTGGCATCTCTTGTAGTGGTCTTACAATCTGCAAGACCATCAGAAGAAGGCTTAATCTTGTTAAGTTTGAAGTTCTCAATTCCTTCTTGAGCTTGAGCCTGATGCTGAATCATAACAAAGACAAAGCTCATCTGATTTCTCAGAGTGATTGCATACTTTGACATTTTCTCAATGGTCTGCATTTTATTGAGACCTTGCTCAGGCTGCAAGTTTGAGGCATTATCAAGAATAGCTATCTTGATTTCCTCAGGGTCATCAGCAGTATAAGGGTCATCAGGGTCAAGAATCTTCAAGTCCTCTGGTTCTCCAGTTACACCGTTCTTTCCTTTGACAGTAATAAAGTTGTAGTGGCCATGCTGTTCAGCATAGTTCCTACAAAACTTATTGATACCTGTGGGATTTCTTTCATTCTCCACAAATATTACCATCTCATGGAAAGCTCTGATATACTTCTGATACTCCTCTGTTTCAAGAAGGTCAATGATTGCTTCATCTACTGGATGGTCAGTACTTCTGAGGTCAGTAGGAGAGATTACAATATTGCTCAGTCTGTAGAGAAGATAGCAGTTGAACTCATCTTCCTTACTTGCTTTATCCATTTCAAGGGAGAAATAGAATACTTTCACTCTAATCTCTGGATGCTCCATAATGAAGAAAAGAGGCTCATAGACAAATAGATTGTCCACAAGTTTACTCTTTCCAACCTTCTGGTTAGCAGTAACTACGATGTATTTCTTCTGCTCAATGCCAGGAAAAACTCTCCTGAATCTCTTGTAAGGCAGTGGAAGACAATTAAACTTGCCATCCAGTAGCCTTTGCCTTCTTTCTCTATACCTTGATATTGCACTCTTCCCCATTACAGCACTCTTTGTGTCCAGTCACCAGTAGCCTCACCACCTTGACCTTGCTTCTCTAAGAATGATGCTAAGGCTGAAGTATCTTCGACATAGTTCCCCTCTTCTCCTTCAAACTTCTTAGACTTCAGGATGAAATACTTAAGTATCTGCATATACCTATAGTCACCATTGAAGGATTCCACATACTCCTTTGTTGCCTGTAAAATCTGCTCATCTGTCCATTTGTTGCCATAGAGTTTGAAGAACTTCTTCATCCTCAATGTGAGCTCTCTATCATTGCCTCTCCAAGCAGCAGAGCCAACCTTTAATCCTTTGGGGAAGAATTCTTTCATCTTCTGGACTAAACTGAGAACCCTTTCTTGACCAGGCACAGTTTCATCAGATTCAAGCAACACAGAGGCCACTTCATCTGCCCAATGTTGAGTCAGATGAAGATGGTCCCCTATTTGTACCAAGCACTCTTTCTCAGTTAGCTTGGCAATAAGTTGTGTTGGCTGAGAACATTGTTGAATCACAGCCAGTAACATTAACTCAGCTACAGAGAGGCCATGCTTTTTGGCTGTTTCTTCGTCAATAATGTATTTCATACATTTATCTCTCTTATGTACTCTGAGTTGATGCCATCAAGGACTTTCTCAAGATACTCTTCATCTCTGGTATTCTTGAAGTAGAAGATATATTGAACAGGGTCTTCTGCTCTCAATGTTCTACCAAACTTCTGAATGAAAGCCCTCTCCTCACCATCAAGCTGAATGATAACACCATACTCAATGTCTTGGAGATTCTGGCCTTCCTGAAGCATACCTACAGCAAAGAGAGTGTCAATC